TTTTATCCGCCTGTACGTTGCCATCAACGATAACATCGAGAGATTCACCCTCAAGGTGGGCGGCGGCGCCTGTAGCGCTCGTAGAGGCCGAATAAACGGCGCTGTCGGTGTGCAGGTCGGTGTCAAATGTTTCGACGAAATACGCGGGTCTTGTGCCATTCACAAAATTGGTTTTACTCATCCCAGCAGATCCGGCATCGGTGAGCGTAACCGTTGTCTCGCTGGCCAGCCCGCCGATCACCTGGGTGACGGTTACAACTGCGCCAACCGCTGACGCGGAAAATTTTGCGTTGGCGTTTATCTGTGCCGCCAAATTTGTAGCGGTTTGATTGTTTGAAGTTTCGGCGACCCAGGTGCCGCCACCGGCAGAAGATCCGACTGTAAAATCGTGGGAGCTCGCGTCTCCGCCGATTAAATTCACTTTGTCGCCATTCGCCAGGTTTGAGTAATTCGTGATCGTGACGGTCGCTGTAGCAAACGCGCCGACCGTGCGATTGATGATTGTGTACGTAGTATCGATATCTATGCCGACCGCTTTGAAATTGCCGTCGGTTGTGAAAGAGCTCGGCGCAATGACCTGTTGCGCGCGGTTGAGCGAAAAAACCGACATCGTTCCATCGTCGCCATTGACAATAAATAGACGGTCGGATTCCTCGGTTGACGTCGCGCGGCGGATCGACATATCGGTCGGCGATTTGAGCAGATGGCCGGATAACAGGCTCAGCGCAGCGGTCGTGTAAGCCAACTCCGCATCCGTGAACAAGAGCTCGTTGAGAGATTTACCCTGGCGCTGTACGAAGATTGTACCGGAATCCAGACCAGCAACCGGCACACCCGGCTTGGCGCCGTTTCTGGTGGCGACTTTGACCGTGAGATTACCGGGCGTGATCGGCTCACCCACGGATTGGGGAATATAAAACTCGCCGCCTGTTGTGAAAATCTGCAAATCGCGACCGCTGAAAACATCGACGATTGCGTTTAGGCTGGACGTGGTGATGCTGGCCGAGACAGACTGATCGTCCAATCCTTCGCCAAGCTCAAAATCAAAAAAGTTTGAGACGACACTGGCCCAGAACGTCGTCGGCAGTGACCGGCTCCCCGCGAAATACAGACGCCCTTCGTGGAAGGTCAGCGATACCGGAAATCCGCGCGTGGCGCTCCATGCATCCTCATACCCTGACTCAATCTCATAGTCGCCGGTCGCAACGGCGCTGGTGTCGAATAAACCAATTTCGGAAAACGCTTTGACGTGCGTTGCGTCTGTCACGGAAAGGATTCGCATCCGGCCATACGTGCCGGTCACATTGATATACTGATTAACTTGACTGGTAATTGTGAAGGTCGTGTCGCTGGACGGTTGCGTTGCCCAGGCCACGGATACAGTGGCGACTTTTGACGACCCCACATAATCCGAAATGATGCGCGTCTGGCCGCTGCCTGTCCCGCCAGTTGTTGTTATCGTGGCGCCGTTAAAAATATCGTCTGTCGCGCTTGCGCCACTATCGAGCGTGATCGTTGCGCTGGCACCGGCTTGCGCGGTCGATGAGCGCCCATCATGGAAAATCGAGGCGCTGGCCGTAATCGTGACGTTGCCGGTTGTGCCGGATGGGGTAATCGTGCCGCCAGGGTTAGTTAGCGTTGTCGAAAATGGATACTGTGGCGGGTTCGTAAAGGTAATTGCCGATACGGTCCAATCTGAATTTGTCGCGCCGCGAACGATTTTCAGAGGCGTCAGATCTTCATGCACCAGGATCATGGTATCGGCAGATTGTGCGTGTCTAATTTTGGAGAGCATTGCCGATGTGATGGCGCTGACCGCCAGAAAATCGCTCCCGGTGCCGTTGATATTCGTGACCAGTGCGCCAGCCCGAAAAATGTAAATTCGCTGGTTCACCAGGGCAAACATATAACTGTCGTCAACGCTAAACTCGAACGCGATAAGCCTCACGCCGCTCTGCGGATTGGCCGCAGCGGGGAGCTCGGCAATGTACTTCAGACCGTCGCGGCGCTTCACGCCTCCCTGCGGCTGCACCACCACGTTCGTCGCGGTTTGGAGCGCATTATAATACTGCGCCAGATCGACGCGAGCGCGCAGCAGCGGATCGATTTCACCTGAACTGAAATTCGTTTGTATGCGAACAACACGGCTCACGCTCTAACCTCGCACGGCGATTAGATCAAAATCCTCGATAACCTGGTTAGGCTGATTGGCGCCATCGATCTGCATCGCCTGGCGTGTCATGCCACCGCGCATATTTTCGCCAGGAGATCCGACAGCAAGCAACTGGAAATATTGCGCCTTCGTGATCTGATCCGTCACCGTTTCTGCGAAATGCCAAGCGAGCCAGTATTTCAAAAGCTGCACAAAAAACGTGGGGATTATATCTTCGGACGGATGGTACTGATAATCGATGTAAACTGTCTCGAAACTGGTCAGCAGTTTGCCGCCAAAAATCTCCCAGCCCTCATTGATGGGACGGGCGCCCGGCGTCGGTGACGTGAACAGAGCTCGCGCGCCGCTGCCAATCAGGTCGGCTGGCATCACATACTGATATTTCCATTCGGTTGCCGGGGTATCAACCTCCCTGGCGAGCTGGACTTTTTTGTATGAGAAGCTCCAGGGATAAAGGCCGAGAGCGAAATCAACAATATCGTCGTACAGACGGTCGCATATCTGTGCGGCGTCGGTGCCTTCGCTAAACGACGAAAGGGGCGATGCCCCCAACATGATCAAGCTGTCTGAACAGATAGATAGTTTTGTGTCGCCTGACGCCATAACACCCCCAGGAAGTGAGGGGCGGGGAGCGCAATGCCCCCCGCCCGGTCGTCAGTTAGTCGCCGTCCGTTTCGACAATTACGGTGCCGTCCGATACGTCAACGACACCAGAGGCGTTGCTGAGCACGTTGACCAGATGGGTCGTCGGCGTGTTGGTGTCGGTCACTATGATGACGTCGCGAATAGAAACCTCGTCGCTAACATTATTGAAGTAACCTGCGGAATTGACCGCCGCGATTGCATCAGCCGACGCATAAAACCAGAGCGCGTTGCCTGAGCCTTTTTTCGACTGTCCGCCAACGGGATTCCAGCCTGTTCGGGAAAAAGCCATTTCTATGCCTCTCTACAAGTGATTTTGACGATTCCAGAAGATTCGACCGCGATGGCGCCCGCGCTGAACATGGACGCAACCAGGAAGGATGTTTTTTCCGGGATGTAATCAACGCGGCTCTGCTGATCCATAGACGTACCCATACCGAGCGCCGACTTGTGGAAAGCAAACAGGATCCGGTCGTTGGAGCCGTCTTTGACCAGACCACCCTCGTCCATGTCGCCAAGCATCACAAACGTGAATCCCATGTACTGATTCACTTCACCGTTTACCAAACTTTTTACCGTTGAGAAATCGCTCGAAGTAACTTCCGTATCTCCAAGTAATGCCTCAAGGTTATTGGCGTGCATGATAAATACGCGACCATCAGGATCCACATTAGCGGCATCCATTAGGCGCTTGGTTTCACGGAGCTTTTCGATATTGAGGTCCGTGTTTGAACCACCGAGGCTATTTGCAACGGTGCCGGTGCCGGATGCTGCGGTCAGCGCGTCAAGCGTGACCTGATCCATGCGCCGCCCAATTGATTTACCGACAGCCTGGACGAGTTCCTGGCGCTCGGAAAAATTGACGTGGGACTGATTGAAAATGTCACTGTATTCTGCGGCGATGAAATCGGTCATCGTCGCGGTCGCCGAGGAAAAAGCGAGATTCATCGGAACAACGTCGGTCATCGGCGTGCGAACGGATGCGGTGCCTTTGCCGAGCGTCGGAAATTTAACAGTGCTGGCACCCTGGGCGTTCTTCTCGCGGATCAATCCGCCGAGCTTGCGTGACGCCTGGTATGCCTGTTTCACTTCCTGATCGAACAGGGTAGTGAAGGCGTTTGAGATCGTGGCCATTTAGCCCTCCAGGTTAAAAACGAAAAATGTTTTCGCGGTTATCCAGTGGGCTGGGCCGACAATCATAACGACCGGCCTGACGGTTATCGGTCGCGATCAGAATACGACCAGGCCAAACGACGCAACAAACAAAGTTTTGTTAAAAACTCTCACCGTGCAGGGCGTAGACCTTCTTCTCAACCCTCGAGGTGTATGCCATATCCTGCCCATATCGCGGGTCAGCCATCAATTCTTGAATTTCATCCATCGTCGTCGCGCCGACATCCATTGATGCGCTTGCGGGCGGGATATCGCTTTCGCCGTAACTGCGGCGGATCTTGTTCATCGCGTTGATAAACGTCGCATTGTTCGACGCATTTGCAATCGACTCGAGCTCGTCATTGCTGAGCGTGCCAGCGGTGCCGAACTTGGTTAGCCAGGCATCCATTGAGCCGATGATCTTCTCGGCGTTGCGGCCAAGCTTTCCCATTTCATCGTCGCGGCGATATTTGATTTCCTCGTTCAGCGCGCCCTGGGACTCGAGGTAAAATTTCGTTAGTCGCTCGAATTGATCTTGAGAAAATCCTTCATCCGTCGCGATGTCCAGAAAATCGGCCAACATAGGATCGTCAGCATCGATATCGCCGAGCTCGTCAGTAGCATATTTGCCGTCCGAAGGAGCCTTGTGCTTTCCCGCCGACATTTTCGCGCGCAGTTCTTTATACGACGTGGCCAGTTTTTCGGCATCAAGCTCCCCCGTTTTTGCATTCCAAAATTGGTCGTCAATGTATTCCGGTTTTTCGGCTGGCTCGGCTACAGCTTCGGGCTCATCGCCTTCAACGTGCGGCGGCGCCTCGTATTCGTCAGTCTCGGGTTCGATTGATTTGACATTGAGTAAGCTCTGATTGTCGTCGCTGGCGGCCTCTTGGTTATCGCCTTCAACGGTCAGTGTTTCGTCAGCCATCAGGTATAATCCTCGCTCTGGTTAATCGCCGCTCAATTTCGCGGACGAGTGAATTCTGGCCCTCACGCGCATAGCCGTGGCTGGCATCTTCGCCGGGGTACCAGGTCGGTTGTTCAACAGTTACGCCGCGCAGGTATCGCAGCAGTTTGGCGCCATCTTCTGTCGAGAAAACGCGCAGGTGCAGCTTGTCGATATCTTCGGCGCTGTCGCTGGTTTCGCGGGTCAGATCTGCCCAGGCGGTGCTCATGCCGGTGCGCCTTCCTGCTCGGCCTGTGCGGCCATAGCTTCCTCTGCTTGTTGCTCGATTTGCGCCAGTATTTCCTCTTTTTCCTCTTGCGTGTTGAGGATCGACATCGGCACACCGAGGCGGTCGGCGATGAACGAAATGGCCTTGTCCTGGTTAATAGCCAGTTGACCGGACGGCCCTGCTGACTGTGCGACCTGCATGAACTGCATCACCGCCTCGAGCTCGTCCATGTTCTGTGCCTGGGCAAGCGGAGAAATGGGAACGATCTTGACCTGCTGGCCGTCAATTTTCAGCGGCAGATCGATGATCGCGGCCTGATCCATGACCTGGAGCACGCGCTTCACGATTGGCGTCATGGCCTCAGTGATCAATCTGCCGAATGCGGATCCAAGATTTTGCGCGAGCTCAGACATCCGGGCCGACACTTCGGTCGCTGAGCGCGCAGACATCGTGTCCGGTGGCAGCGTGTCATCGAGCATGATTTTCTTAATGCTCACCACCAGGTCATTGATCACGATCTGTGCGGTATTGAAATCACCGGCCCTGGGCAGGGGCTTGAGGCTCTCGCCCTGGGGACCGCCATTCCGCGCAACCGGGATGATCGCACCGGGCTGGATGCGGACAGTCTGCGGATTGAGCACACCATCGTCGGCTGCGGTATAGACGCCGCTGATCGACAGGCTGGCATTCTGTAAGATCAGTTTTTTGACCAGGTTCAAAGTTTTAATATCACTGATCGCGGAAATCAGAGGACCGCGCCCCATGACCTCGCCAGCGATTTTGCTGTACCTGGCAACAACCCACGGGGTGCTATCCATTTCGCGGAAAACGAGTTCCTCTTTTTTCTGCGGCCAGATGACGTGATAGCAATAATAATCTTCGTCAGGCTTGTAGATTGTGGCCTCGAGGAGCTCGATCTCGTCCGTCGGTTTCTCATCGATGAGCTTCTGGAGCTCGGGCGTAACCGTCAGATCCGGCCAGTGCTGCGGGACGGCCTCACAGCGCATACGCATTTTGCGGTATACGTTCTGGACCGAGCCGTGCGGCCCTTCTTCGAGCGATACCAGGAATTGCGGCACACACTCAAACCGGACCGGCGTGTCCTCATCGCCAGGCTGGATAAGCATAACCGCCGTGCCGACTGCGAGATCCAGCAGAAACTCCGACATTGCCAGGTCGAAATTAGTCTGGCGGATGACGGCAAACATTTTCTCGTTGTAGATATCGAGCGCGCGCTGGAGCCCTTCTTTTTGCTCGGGGTCGATATCAGTGCCAGCGTCGAGGCGACACCAGTTTCGATAAGGCGGGAATAGCGTCGATTGAAGCCTGTTCGCAAATCGCTGCGTCGAATTGATGGCGGTCGAGTCATACACCCGTTCCATCTTCGGCTGGCCGACTGTGCCGCCTTCATAATTGCCGTCGTACAAATTGCGCTGCGGTAACGCGAATTCGTAGCACTCGGAGAACAAGCCGCGCCACAAATCCTTGCGCCGGTCAGCCGTTTCGGCGCGCTTGATTACCTGCGCGACGGATAACTTCATTAGGCGCCTAGCGTCGTTTTTAGGTCGCTGATCCCTGCCTGGGAATCGTCGCGTACTGACGATAGCAACAGGCGTTGACCACCAGACCGGAGCGAGCGCTTTCGTGACATTAACTTATCACCGGCAAGGCGTTCTTTCTCAGCAGTCCGTTCTTCCTGCTTTTTAAGAATATCTTCCTGCTTGCGCTGGCTAGCGGCGATTGATGGATCCGGGGCTGGCGGTTTTGGCGACGAAAATATTCCACCCATATCAATTATATATCCTCGACAACTGGAAAGCATTGGAACCGCCTGGCAAAAGCTGGCGCAGCGTCCCCTCGATGTCGAAATTTAACCACTCGGCGAAGCGGACACCGGCAAAGTTTTGTGTGTGAACCGTGAACTGGACCCGCCGCAGGTCCGGCACGGTACCCAGGGCATCGAAAAATTGTCTGGCGGAACGCAGAAAGGGGCGTCCGTGGTGCCGTAGGCCGGACCCGCGCAACATCCAGAGCTCGAGGACGCCGGGGAGCAGCGGCACCAGGCCGAACGACATCACACACTCACCGCCGCGCATGGCTGTTGCGGATGGACCGATCTGCGATTGCGCGGTCAGCCAATCAAGGTACCCAGGGAACGCCGCAAATGTGGCGCGTTCGATCTCGGAATAGTCGTAAAGATAGAAATGCGCTTGAGAAAACGGGATCAGGCGATAGCCGTCGGGCAGATTTATAAAGTTTTGAAAATCAATCACGGCGAGCTCGCGTATAATATCGCGTTTCTTGTTCTCCTCCCGTCTCCCTGGCGGAAACTCCCCTGGCCCAGTGCCGGGGGTTTTTTTCAGAAAACACTGAATTCCGTATTCGCGATCACCGGCTCGGTATTGATGCCAGGGCGGTGCGATCCGCGCGTCAATCTCCGATGCTCACCACCACCGAGGCAGATATATCCATAGGCGTCACCGACATGGCTCGAATTGTTTTTATATGGCTTATCGCGAAAGCGCTCCTGGCCACCGCTGATTGCTTCGCGCTTGAAATAATATCCGCCGGTCAGAGCTTTGCGGAGCTGAGCGCAATCTTTATGGACTTGCAAACCCGGCTTGCCGTTGATCAGCCTGGTCATCGGCGCGGCACCAGCTTCGCGGCGCACCTGGAAGTCATTCGTCGCCGTTGGTTTGGCGTTAAGGCCCAGGGTTCGCAGATGGTCAAACGCCGTCACCTCGAAGATCTCATCGCGCTTTGACCCGGCAGGATCGCCCCAGATCAGCGGCTCGAGCTTATCGAAACGGGTGTTGAGCTCGTACAACAGCATTTGGCCAAAGCGCTCGAGGCCCATGTCTTCGGTGACGAGCTCGTAAAACATATTCCACTGCCCGGATGGATGGCGCTGGCCAAACACGGCGGCGGGGGTCAGGCCAAAATCAAGGCCGATGTGTATCGGTAACGAATAATCAATTTCCATTGAATCAACGGACATGGTGCTGTCGGTGTATTCCTGCCAGACCGCGCGGCCTTCCTGGACAAACGTATAGAGCCCCGCGGCATAGGCGTTGATCCAATCCAGATTTTTGCCCTGGAGCTGCTGCTGATAATAGCCAGGGGGCAGGTTGTTCGTGTTTTCGGCCTTCGGATTAGGCACCCAGTGCTTACCAGCCGAGAATATCGCGTTCTTATCTTCGACGGATCCAGGATGAACGCCGCCAGGTTGTCTGAAAAACTTCCATGCCCAGGCGCCTTTGCCCGGCTTTTCCTTTTCCGCGAGGCGATAATACCAATGATCGTCATCCATCGGGTTCGAGCACATCCACACACCGCGCCAGGTCGCGCCACCGTCCGCCTTTGACGGATACCGGCCCACCCTCGAGGTCAGCGCATCGATGATCGCCTTTGGGAGCTCGCGGACCTCATCGACAAACGCGCCAGTGAGCTCGAGGGACAGAACGCGGCGCGTGTCCCTGGGCTGATCCAGGGCCAGGAATATCACTTCGCAATCAATCCCGGCAGCATCACCGCGCGGGGGTAACTGGATATGATGGGTAATCGGCGGGGACCAGCGCATCGCGCCCCATTTGTTTTCGGGAAAGATCTCCTGCCAGGTCTTGAGCGTCGTCGTGCGGAGCTCGGGGTATGAGTTACGGATGATGGCGAAACGGGTGTGGCGGATCCCGTCGCGGGGGGAGGGTGCCTGTTTCACGGCGCGGAGGAAGATCTCAGCGCAACACGCATAGGATTTCCCGGACCCAACCGGCCCCATGATTCCACGGACAAAATTATCAGAGTTCAGAAAATCCCAGACGGTCGGCGACTGCGAGAAATCCAGGTTGAATTCCGTCAGCGCATCCGTGGTCTGTGCATCGCGTTTGCGGCGCGGAGAGCGATCAGTCGTTTTCTTGCGGGGCATCGATATCCATGAGTTCGAGTTCCATACCCAGCGCTTCGACAATCAGCGCGAGCTTGTTGTATGTAATGTTATGGCTGTTCAATTCGAGATTGCGGATCGTCGCCGCCGCAACACCCGCATCCCAGGACAATTGCTCACGGGTCAGGCCCATCGCCAGGCGCTTGCTCGTCACCGTGTCCGCTATCCATTTCTGGCTCTGGCTCATCTTCAATCACCTCGTAATTCGTAACCGCTGGTCCCTTCAAATTGATCCCGATAACGCTCGGCTTGTTCTGATCCTGGACGCCATCGAGCATCCCGGTGTGCTTTGCCAGGAGCCGCAGCGGCGCAATCTTGTCGTGCATCTCCACCTCGATGCTGGTGCCATTGCGGCCAGGCGTGACCTTCACCTTCTTGATCGCCTTTTTGACACGCGACGATAATTGGTCTGCGCTGGTCAGCGTCACTCGTCCCGTTTCGTCCCAAAACAACACATCAGTAATTTCCGACGCTGCCAGCGCAGTTAGCTCCTGCGTCACGGCTTCACGCAGATTTTCATCGTCATCCTTCAGCGCCTTGCGCGCCGCGCGGACGGAGATCTTGTCAGTCATTTTTTCTTTTTCGGGAAACCGGATTTCATATTCGAATATGACTTTTTCGATACCGTGCTTTTTGATTTAGGGCGCGAGGTTCCAGCCGCCTTGCGCGCATTCATGTTCGCGTAAAGACCTTTTTTCTTAGCCATGTAATTGCCTTTCATCATGGTGGACGGTGTAAGCGGCGCCGCAATCAACACAGGCCAGGCGTGACTGCTGAGCGTGTGGACTGCCGTAAACCCGCGCGTCATCGACGTGGACAACCTGACCGCCGCAGACATAGCACTGGGGCGTCGCAGGAGCGGGCTGGAGGGGCATGGAGTCGCGCAGGGCTTCGAGATACAGGATCGCATCCATGAGCTCCTCCTGCGCGTCCTGGAGCCATTGCAGGGGGGTCTTGGGATTAGCGGCCATCGTCATGCCGTAGTGGCGCATCCCCTCATCGGACCGGGCCTCGAATTGATCGATGACGGCGTTGACGATTGGGTCGCGACTCATTTGGCTGAACGCACTAAAATTTCGTGTGTGCCCCCCGGCAGGAGAAGCGCGGGGGTGGGGGGCAAGGGGTGGCCTCCTTCGGGCCGAGAGTGGCGGAATTCTGCGGTTTCTGGCACTTTTACAACTCCCTTTCGAACGTTTGGCATTTGTAATCTAGTCCAATCCAGCCCAGGCGGCAACCTGTTCCAGGGTCAGCGGCGCGGATCTCCCGGCTTCGAGCGCTTCCCTGGTCATCTGGGTCGATACGTCTAGGATCCGCTCTGCGCTTACGTTTGAGGCGTCCAGCTTTGCCGCGATTGACAGGTTTTGGTCCGCGATCCGGTGCTG